ATGTTAACATCACCGGCGGATCAAGTGGTAGTGGTATCGGCGGTAATATTCAAATTCAAGCCGGTCAATCTGGTGGTGGAAACATTAATGGTGCTAACATATTACTACAAGGTGGTTATAGTCAATCAGCCAACGGTGGTGCAGTAACAGTTAGAGGCGGTCAATCAGCAATAGGCTTGCCAGGATACGGTAATGTTCTAGTTGAGGCAGGTTCAAGTCAGTGGGTATTTGACAACACCGGCACACTAACAGTACCACAAAATATACACGGTAGTGGAGCATTACAGTTACAAGGACTTGCTAACGGTAATACTACAATCAACATCGGTTCAGGTGTCGGTGGTGATATTGATATGGTCTCTAACCTAGGCAATATCAATCTTTATACAGCAAGTAATCAACCTTGGATCTTTGACCAAGGTGGTAATCTCACTGCACCAGGAGCGATTAAGGTAGGCAATATGTCTATCGGTACGGTGCCCGGCGATATTACAGCAAACAATAATACAACAGTAGCGTTTAATGTTACTGGTAGTGACGGCGGATTCTTAGTAAATTATCTTGACGAAGTAGGCAATGCTAATACCAGCGGAGGCGAGTTAGCATTTAATTCAGAATTAGGCAACGCAACTTATAGAATATCATTATCAGATGATTTAGGTGATGGTTTTGCTACAAAGATTTGGAGATTTGATGGCACTGGCAACTTAACATTACCAGGTAATACTTTTGCAGTTAACTATGCTAACGGTACACAAGTATCAATTGGTGGTAGCGGTAACACAGGCAACGTTACATTTGACAATCAAGTAGTAATAGGCACCGGTGATGAATACGGCGGTGGCGGATTATATCTTGCTCCGGGTACAAATAGCACAGCAAATCTACAATACTTAAGAGTACGTGGTGGTGACTATCCTACACACATTCACCTTGATACAGGCAACAATGCTTATTATGACCAATACTTTGGGGCTGACAATAAGTTTGTAAAATTAGAAGCCAACGGCAACGTAGTAATTAACACTGACGATTCTAATGGCAATGGCGATACTTGGAGTTTTGACACAACTGGTAAGTTTAACTTACCAGGCAATCTTGTAATAGCAGGTAACGCTAATGTGTTTGGCACAGTTTCCGCATTGATACAACCAAATGATGATAAACCGTTGCTAGCAATATCATCAGGAGCCAATGGTGCTGTATCATCAGTATGGGTAGAAGATATCGGTAATATCGGCACTAGTAATATAGCGGCAGTATACGCTAATCCGATTCCAGGATCAGGCATTGTTAGAATCGCAGTAGGACAAAATGGTGGTAACACTGGTCCTAGTCTATGGGACTTTGGCACAGATGGTAATCTAACTTTACCAGGCGACAGCCATGGTATAACTTTTGATACAACTGCTGAAACAAAAATCCAAAGTGAAATGGGCGGCATACGAATTTATTCTCCTGACATAAGTTTGGTTCTTACTGAGTACGGTAACGCAAGCAATGTGCTGGCAACATGGCAGTTTAGTAATGATGGTAACTTGACCTTGCCAGATACCACGACCATAGTGGCCGGCAATGGCATCAGACTCGAAGCCAATTCTGACAGCAACACATCAGGCATTCAGGTCTATGGCGACTCTGACGCAAATGTCTATGCCCACAGCAATGTAGTAATCTATACTGATTCCAACGGCGCTGGCAATACCTGGACGTTTGGCACAGATGGTAACTTAACTATCCCGGGCGGTGGTGCTGTATGGACACTAGGTGCAGGTACATCAGGATTGACTGCTAACTTTGCAGACCCGTACAAAGTAAACTTAGGATTAGACTATACTACTAACACAGCAACTTTGGCTGGTGCTAATGGTGTTGTTATACAATCTAACACTGGTGCTAACAGTAATCAATGGACATTTAGTGCAGACGGTGGTCTATACTCACCTGAAGGTAGTTCTTTAGGCGGATCCTTAGCACCCAATGAATTCGCTTTATTCAATAATGTTGACACAAATTTTTCAATTTATACAAGTGCCGCTAATGTCTCACATCAATGGACATTTAGCGCAGATGGTAACTTAACACTACCAGAAGGTGGCGCAATAACAAATAATATTCCACCTGTTACATTTGATATACTATATCAGTATGACGATTTAGAATGGGATGGTATAACTGTAACATTCACTAATGCATCTTCTACTTATATGTTAGGAGTGTTAGCATTGATGCAAGCAGGTGATCCGATAACACTTGTTGGTCCAGGTGGTCCTATATCTACTACAGTTTCTATCCCATACACAGGTGGAAGTGCTGGATATTTCACTGTAACTGAAGCCACTTCTCCTATTCAGATTACTCAGTTCACACTGCCAAATAGACTAACATCAGTAAATGGTGTTACATTAACAACCAATGCTAGAAACTATTTGTTTACCGAAGCCGGAGTTACTCAAAGTCCTGTTCTAACAGTAGATACATTGCCATCCGGTCAATATGCAGTAGCAGGATTTAGAGCATTTGTTAGTGACGCTAACTTAGCACCAGTAGGAAACTTTGGTGAGATTGTAGGTAACGGCGGTTCAAATACTGTATGTGTTTGGTGTGACGGAACTAACTGGCGTATAGGTTAAATCGATAAATAGACAAAAGGATATAAAATGGTAGCACCGGGAATAAAATTTGGAGTTGTTACTGTGCCATCAAGCTGGCCAGGTGGCCCTCTTGTATTCTTTATACAAGGTCAGACTGGTGCCGCAACATACAACTATCCATTCACATTTAGCACTTAAGGAAATATTATGAATTTACAACAAGACCCAAAACCAAGCGATCCAGATTTCTGGAGCTTTCATAGAAACAAATTGCCTAAATAAAAAAGCCCCAATTAAGGGGCTTTTTTATTTCATCTTCTCTAGCATGTAATTAGTGAATTTACTTTCACACATTGCTGGAATCTCAACGAACGGATCCTCTAGATAAAACGGACAACCAGTTTTCCATTTGCCGTTCTTTTTAAAGAATTTGAATTCTAGTAAATCTTTTTTATCTGCTGGATTAAATTCTCTACGAGGATTAAACGAGCGACGGAATGTAGATAGATTCGTATTCATTTTAAATGGGGCCGAAGCCCCTTTGATTACTCAGAAATAGCAGATAAAACTTCTTCTGCGGACACTTCTTTGTTTTTCTTAGCACGTGCTTTGATAGCATCAATGCTAGGCTTTGTTTTAGTAGCCTTAACTTTGACTTCACCCTTGCTTGCTTCTTTTACTTTGTCAGCAAGTGTATCGGCAATAGTTGCCTGATCGGAGGGGCTAGCGAACTCGGGCAATGTTGCCAAATGCTTCAATGCTTCTACTTTAGTCATCTCACTAGGCAACTCAACGAAATCGACACGTGATGCGCCACCTTTCGTAAATTGCTTGATGCGACGGACCATGTCATCAGTGAAACGAACTTTAGCGTTACCATTGTGAATAGTAATACCAGCGACTTTGAAAGTTTGATTAGAATTAGCCATTATGTTTCCTTTAAAAAAGCTAAGTTTAAAAAATGTACTGATATCACTCAGCACTGTTATAATGATAACACAAGTGGGTTTTATTGTCAACCATTATGTTACCCATTATTCGATTAGGCCATATTTACTGATTCGGAAATCAATAATCGACCATACATTGATTTTGCCATTTGAATGGCCTGAAAAGGATTGTCTGCATTAAGATAGACACGACCGAAACCAGCACCCGGTTCATCTTTATATTTTACCATTACCCAATAACTGTTCATATTATGCCTTCAATCTAAAACGTGAAAGAATTAATTTTACATCATCAAATTCTGTAACCGTTTTTGAATCTATGTCAGCATGTGCCATTTCAAATAATTGATTGGCATATTCTACATATTCATCACTAATTGTTTCCAACCAAACATCATATTGATATTCGTTTAGTGACATAATAAAATTAAAGATTTTTTTATCTTTCTTATTCATATGAATTCCTTAAACAGTTACCGTGTTCCAAGAACCTTCAACTTCATAGGGCTTGTTCCACTTACCGATGTTAATATCAACATAATAGGCAGTGTTGAAATAATCAGTCATTGCGTCCGATTCGTCATACCAATCGGCCGACTTCAGTGCTTTGAATGCCTCGGTCAAGAAAGCCTTTGCCTTGCCATCATAGTGATCCTGGAACCAGTATGGATTGACTTGGCTGTGACCACTAGTTTCGGGTTTAAAACCACGTGCCACTTGATAGTGGTCATTGCCACAAACTTTGTTGCTATTGCCAATAAAATCAATAGCACCAGATTTGAGGGTCAACACAATACTAGAATGATTGTGGACACTCAGTGAACCCTTAACCTTGTACTTAGCCAAAATAGGCTTAAGTGCTTTGGAGATTTTTGCTTTGCGTTCTTGATTCATGTAAGCCATTTTCTAGTCCTTTTCTTTACTGTTTAAGATTCTATTATATACCCAAATCCATTTATTGTCAACCGATAAAATCGTACATAGTTTCATTACCTGCCTTGACAAAAGCAATAGTGGCAGTCACTTGTTCCCAAATCGCATTGAAAACGTCAACAGCAACTTTGCTATCAACCGTCTCCAAAAACAATGTACCGTTGAAAAAGTAAGCATTGGTATCGGTCACAGATTTCACAACTTCCAAAACTTTTGATTCGTTAATCATTTGCTAGCTCCTTTAATCAATCAATACATGTATTATATACCCGAACCGATTTATTGTCAACCTTTGGCAAATTCTTTTGAGGTGTGTCAGTATCTATCCCTCGAAAAAGAATTGGTCCTAGAGCACCTAACTGGGAAAAATGAATACTTTTGTTTTCAAAAACTGTAATGTTAAAGTATTACTTTTACAGCATGATTCCTGCATAGTCAGTTCCTTCATGGCTTTAACCCAAATGCATTAATACTGATAAAGTATTAAGACTAAATGCTATTCCGGTTATCCACCAAGCAAAGGAATACTTCTCAGATTCGAGAAGCCAATACCCTGTCATTACCATGAAAAAAACACTTAGAATTATCATTTTAAGAATTAACCGTTGCAAAAGGGCTTAGTTCTTCCTCATTTGGTTCCATAGATTCAAGTGTGTCATACACCCATCCTAGCGGAACTTCAAGTATTTTTGCAATTTTAGTAGGATGATCCCCATCTTCCAACATGGATTGGATTTCCAAACTCAAATCAGCCATTTTACTCATTTTGTACTCGCAGTAGTTCTAAACAAAAATCCACACAATACACTAATGCCCCAAGCCTGTAGCCAGGACACTTCATGTACACCATCAATTGCACCGACCAAACAGCCGTTCCACAACATCATCACCGGCCAACTCAGTAAAAAACTGACGACCAATACTAGGGTTATAATGCCTACGACCGTTGTTATAATGTTACTCATTTTTACACCTCAGAAAATTCGTACATATACTGAGCAACCCTCGGATCCATTTTGATGAGATCCTGTGCCGCGGCAGTCAATGCACGATACTTTGCTTGCACTTGACTACGGGGAAGTTCACCGTCGCAGGTCAAGTTTTCAGGACTCAATGCGGAATCAATCATTTCTGCCACTTGCTTGCGACCCTCAAAAGTGTCAACTTCATATTGACGACCTTTGAAAATTGCATTCCACTGATTTTGCTGATCGATATATTTTTGAAGTGCTTTCATTTCGTTTCCTTTAATCAACTGAATAAGACTCTATTATAAGCCCAAAATGATTTATTGTCAAGTTTGAATGTGTTGTTTTTACACAACAGTCAACATGTTAGCGGGGACACGCCAATTGCCGAATGCTTTACCATTCTCACGGACAATGATAAATTTACGATTTATTTTTTCAACAGTACCAGTCACGGACACTCCAGTGCGGCTACTTGTAAATTTAACAATTGTCCCTACTGTCATTGCACGTTTGTTTTGGTTTACAATACTAGCACGGGCAAATTTAACTGCATCTATAATACTGGTCAGTTCTTCATTGGTAAAATTACCAAACATAATAGCAGAATTGACTTGTTGAATTTGTGTCATACGTTCCATTTGAAAACTCCTTTTGACTGAATAAGACTCTATTATATACCCGAAACCATTTAATGTCAACCTTTTTTCAAGTACAAAAAGACCTTTTTTGTACTTGAGGGCACCCATTTTTTAGCGTCAGGGCCACATGCTTCATGGGTGCCACGCATCAATCCGGCGGTATTAAAGTAACCTTCTTTGGTCTCTCCTACTACCGGATCAAATTTGGGTTCGTTCCAACTCTCAGGAAGAGTACACTTGAACCCATAAGTAAAATTAGTAAGCCTAGACATAAAGTTGGCCTCAACATTCTTACAATCCTTACAAAGAAGGTCTTTGTTAAATTCTATAGTCATATAACTCCTTTAGTTTCAATACAAGTATTGTATCAGAAAGAGGAATTATTGTCAAATTTTGGATGTTTGGGTTTACGTTGGTAAGCGGTCTTAGACTTAACAACCTTAGGTTTGAATGGGGTGTTCTCACAAAAAAGAACACGGTGAGCCCTGTGTTTGGGCTGTACAACAGTGAAAGATAGTATTTCTTTTTTCATAATACAAGTATTATAGCAGAGAATCTATTTATTGTCAATCCATTTTGTCAGTCTTCAGTACACCAAATACAATGAACACAATAAAATTAAGATACGGTACCAAAAAACTTAAAGTAAACCACGGACTAATACCCGCATCACGGCAACGCCTAATTGATGTAGCCAGCATTGCCCAAGTAAGTGTAGCGGAAGTAACTAACAACATGATTGACCCTACCACAACTCCGATTGTACCGATCAGTGTTAGTACAAAAAATATCATGGTTATAATAGCAAGTATCAACCAAGTAGCCAAATATACTCCCCAATATTCGCTTCGGGTAGAATTACCTTCAATGGATAGATATTGTTTATAGTGCTGTAGTGTTTCCATTAAATTCTTCCGGTGTTTCCCCTAATGTTGCTGAGATATGTTTGATACTTTTAATTGTAAAACTTCTCCATTCATTTTTTTCTAAATCAAAAACACGCATTGAAGTGGTGCTTTCTTTTCTAGGTTTTTTATCTTCGGTAACTAACTTAGGTTCTACCTTAGGTAGTAGTTCTGGATCCAATGTGCATTTCATCACACGCTCGGAGCCATCTTTTTTAGTAAATGTAATTGTGACTGGGATAACTTTTAATACTCCACCCAACCATTCAGTTAGTTTATCCCAGTCTTTGTCTGTCCACTCGGTAGTGATGTTCATTTCTTTTCCTGTTCTTTCCATGTTGTGAAAAAGTTTTTCATTTTGGTTTCTTCATCCCAAGAACTACCATAGTCATTGTCTACATCACATAATGCCAATGCTTCCTCTTTTGTAACAACACGATGACTAACAATTTGTTCACCCAAATGTTCTTGGCTAAACTCTTTAGCTTCGTTCATTGTAACAGTATCCAATGCCCATTCACTCTTGTCTTTACCATAATCATCAGTCCCGAGAGGAACCTCAACCATGTATCGCATGCGGAAAGTGCTTACTGCTTCAACAAGCACCAATTGTGTTTCTTTCTTTGTCATAGTATATGATCCATCTTTGTTATCGTGCCATTCTAACACATCACCTTCTTTCCAACCTGTTTCTTCTAACATGTCGGGAGGAAATTCTAAAATACAATCACCTGTTTCCGGGTCTTCTTTTAAGTCAATAAGATATTGTTTCATAATTTGTCTTTAGATAAGTTATATTTTTCTGCACGTTCCTCTTCACAAGGTGTACAGTAGGTATGTATCCAACCACCACCTCGACTTTTGCCTGGGTTTCCGCAACCTTCGCAAGTTACACCTGACATAGATTCTGCCATACGTACCATACCGTCAATAACATCATCACCACCTGTGTAATAAAACCGCAGTGTACCAAACTTTTCTTTAACTTGATCCAATGTTACTTGCGGAATTGATTCTGGAATTTCTCTAAACTCTCCAGCAACAATTTCTGCTAGACGTTTTTCTTTATACTCGTCATTAGGTTGAGCCTTCGTAGTGTCTTCAAACAGGTCAACGTTTCCAGCTTTGGCCTGTGCGGCCATTTCATTGTAGTCAATAGCCCACTTGCGCTGTTTCTCTCTCCAATCGATGTGATGTTGAATATTACCCATCAACTGATCCAAGATATTAAACCAACCATCACCACATTCAAAGCCCCAACACATACAAGTTTCCTGCATGGGCTTGTCACGGTTCACCATCATCTTTGGATACTTTTCACACAATAATTTATCTAGTTCTTGTTTCATATAATCATCCTAATAAGTCCAATAGAGTCAATTGTGGTTAACAATATATAGTTAGCCAGCATGCCAAAAGATTTCCTAGTCCAACTAGCCCAAGCATACATAGCACAGCCAAGAATCCAAACAGGATAAAGAGCAAGTAGCGGGGGATTGGGGACTGTGAATGCCATAACAATACTGCAACCAATACTAATAGCCCATGCAAGAAGCTCAATAATAAAGCGAATTCTGTTAGACTTAAAGTCATCTTTGATCCAAGAAAAAATTCCATAAAAAATATCGTTCATAATATATTATATACTATGAACGATATTATTGCAATTCATTTGGTCATTGATTACAAGTACGTGTACGAGTTATTGATCCATCTGGCTGTTGCGTTTCAGTCCAAGGCGTGCATATTTGATTAGACTGACCCACTGTAGGTTGTACTACAATTTGTGTTTCTTGTCTACGGTTCATTACATCAATGATGATTGCGGTTCCTATTGCACCTGCAATAGCTGGTCCCACCCAATCATTATTTCGGTATACAACCACAGGACTATGGTGATGATTTATGTGGCGATGATCCACATGACGATATCCATAACATGCAGGATGTTTATGGTCAATACCTCTGCGACAATCAATTGCAAATGCGGGCACTGATACTGCAAGTGCCAATGTTACTAGAATTTTTTTCATATTAGATACATGTTCCATTTGAAAACTCCTTTTGACTGAATGAGACTCTATTATAGACCCAAAACCATTTGTTGTCAATTTTTTTCAAGTCCCTATATACTATTTAACGTTTTAAATAACTATTACGTTGACATGTTATCCTAAATCCTGAGGATAATCATCCATAAATTCATTTAGTTCGGATTCAGCTATTACCTTTTTCAGAATTTCTTCAACCAGTTGATTCAATGTGATATCACGTTTATGTGCTTCCATAAACAATTGCATCATCAAATCATCATCCAAATCTAGAGGGACTTGGACACGATTATCAAATTCTTCTCCGTTAAACATAGCCTCTGCCTTTTCAAAGAAATCTTCTTCTACTTCCAAATCAACCCACTTAACATCATCCCATGCTTGGTCAGGATCTACTTTGCGTTTTTTTGACTCAATATGATAAGCATCCTTATGATCTGGATTTAACCAACGATAAGGTTTTTTATCTTTTTCCCATGCCTCAGTTTTAACGGACACTTCGGCACAATATACTGTTTGGTCAACTGTGCTATACAACACCGATAGGTGAGCATAATCACTTTCATAATCTAGGTATCGTGCATCTGGATAGCATTGCCACTGATATTCACTACCACTAGTAATGCGGTGATCGGTAATTTCATTTATTTGACTTAAATGCATTTTCTTGTCCTTTGTAGTGTTCAATAATAGGTTCAATGTCGTTATTATATATCTGTTCCATCGTTTTGTAAAGCATTTTGGCATCCTGCTCAGTCATGCCTGATGTCCAATTTGGTTCACCGGGAAATTTACGTAGCCCGTAGTCATGTCTATATGAAAAACACATATCGTGTATAATTTCTTCTTTAGTTTTCATTTAATCACCTGAATCAATTTGATAACGATCTCCGCAATGTTGACAAGTGTAACCTGTTAAACAACGGCCATCATTGGTACTCTTATAATTATGTGTACAGGGTACCCCTTCACTATTTAATCGTACTTCACCTTTTGCGGTACTGTACATATATTGACCACCGCAATTGTGACAAGGGCGGTTGGTTTTATCTTTATTCCAAGAATAAGTTTTTTCTTGTTCTGTCAAATTGACATAACAAGTTCCGTTACATACAGGACATACTCCATATCCATCTCTCATTTTAGAATCCATCCTTTATAATAATTGACAGTCCCATAATGATAACAGGCATCATAACAATGATTAGGTTGGTAATTGCTTGCATAATAATTTCCTTTTTACTGTTTATAAACTAAACTTTTGGTCTCTGTGACTGTCACAGGACATACAAAATACATTACATCACGACCTTGCATATCTTCTTCAACATTGAGGAATTCCACTTCGGTTGTTAAATGTTCTTTGGAACATTCTGTACAAATTACAATAAATTTTTCATTCATTATTGATACTCCAAAAGGTCAGCAACATGGTCATCATACATATATTGTAATGTATATCTTACACTATCACGCACCGAAAAGTTTACACGGTTCAATGTGTAATAGTGTTTGAAAAACATTTCATCACCCCGAGCCATAGCATACTTTTCGGCTCTTATAAGGAAGTCCATTATTTAACTCCAAATGTATTCAATGCTGGTTGCATGGTGTTGATTAATTCTGTCTCACGTGCATGAGCAGGACGCTTTCCTCGAACAACTTCAACAACACCAAATACAAAACGCTCGGCGCCTTGTTCACGCAAAGCACGACTCAGACCCCAGTTTTTGTTTTCTGTCATAGCACGTTGCATATGTTTTTGCATACGACGGCGTAGTGTCAAAAACACATTGCCTTTATATGACAATGCGGTAAGTCCAACATAGTACTCAAGTGTCTGTACATCTTGGATGTAATAGATAACTTGATTTCTGTCAGTTCTACGTTTGCGGTTGATTTTCGAGTTCATAGATGAATTATATACTAAAACCCATTTATTGTCAAATTTCGGCTATTATATAAGTTAGTTGGTACTAACTTAGGATAATTCCTATACTTGTGAGTCAGTATACACTCCGGACAACTCTATCGATTTTGAAGCACCTAAGATACAAAATGAGTACTTTTTACTACAAAATATGTAATACTTGAGTATTACTTTTCTTCAGTTTTGATAGCTTCTTTTACTACTGGATATTCGTAGTTTGTAGTGTCTAAATTTTCACGGAAAATAATAGCACCATTCTTTAGATGGAATCTGCGAGCCATATTTGTTTTAGGACTTAGGGTTACAAACCTAGTGACACTTGGGTATTGTTCTTGTATCCCTTTAACAGCCCTAAACAACAACTCTTGACCTTTGCCACTCTTGTAACTCCATATGGTATAGAATATAGCAGTAGTGGGAACTTGTGCAGTTTTATCTAAATCTTTAATATCTGCTGGAATGAAATCATGGAAGCTAACACATACCATTGCTTCAGGATTACTTTCTTCATCAGTTAATGCCGCAACCATTCTACCATCACTAACACGAAAATCTTTTGATATCTCCGGACGAACAGGATCATCTTTGATAAACTCCAATAGTGTGTGTGAAAGGTCTTTGATGAATTGTAGCATAATGTTATTTATACATATATTATAAAATGTGTTTAATTCCAATATTTAGATGAGTCTAAGCTATCCCAATATTTTTTATTGTTACGGTTAATAAAATTTTGGATTAAGTACTTACCCATTCCAAAATATCCCATCTTTTTAAATCTACGACTGTCTTGTCCAAAATGATGTTTAACAATCTTAAACTTTTTAGGGCTGTATTTCCTTGACAAAAAGTAATCCTCTGATGTGGCAAACTGTTCTGGGAATCCACCGTATTCTTCAAACTTATCTCTACGTGTTAACATAAATGCTCCGACTGCAAAGGGCGAGAAATATTTCAATGCATGATTTATGGTGTTAAACAGAGTAAATCCAAGCATTGCTCTCGGGTCTTTGTCATAACACTTGATGTTTAAACCAACGAGGTCCAAGTTCTTTGATTCAATTACTTCAACTGCGTCCTGAATGACAGTGTTCTTAAAGAAACGAACGTCAGCATCAATAAACAAAATATATGGTGTAGTGACTAATCGTGCTCCATTATTTTTAGCAGTAGAGACAGGTCCTCCCTCAATGATTTCAATGTTTAATTGAGTACTATTATCTTGTATAACCTGTCTAGTGTTGTCTGTAGAACAATCAGCAATGATAACTCTAGTATTGCCAATATTTTGTGAACGCAATGCGTCTAATAAATGATGGATATAATTTTTCTCATTCTTGCAAGGTACTACGATTGTAATTTTATCACTTATTGTTTTTTGCATTCTGATATCACCTTAAAACTTTCAAATTTTAGTTTGTACTTAATTGTACTTAATGCCTGTTGGCAAGTCTGTTGATCTTGAAACGTCAATTCTATCCTCCCCGGAATATCCTTTGGATCGTTTATATGAACTGCTAGTATTATCAGTATCCACATCGTCTTTCTCCTTGGTCCATGTTATAATTTCCCACTTCCCATTCCAATGCTCTACAAGTGCTGTACAACTTTCAACCCAGTCACCGTCATTCATATAAGTGACACCGTCTATCTGTTTGATTTCAGCGTGATGTATGTGTCCGCATATCACGCCATCAAATCCACGTTTCTTACAGTAGCCTGCTAAATTCTTTTCAAACTGAAACATAAAGTCCACAGCTTTTTTTACTTTGTGTTTGAGATATTTACTCAATGACCAATAACCAAACCCCATCTTGTGACGTATCCAGTTAAATTTTCCATTGAGATACAATACAAAGTCATAAGCCTTGTCTCCTAAAAAACTGAGCCACGGTGCTAACCTAGTGATGCCATCAAACAAGTCACCGTGTGTAACAAGATAGTGTTTACCGTCTGCACCTATATGTTCTATTTGATTGTGTATTTCTACTAGACCAAAACTAAATCCATATGGAATCATTGGTCTTAAAAATTCATCGTGATTCCCTGCTACATAAACTACTCTAGTACCGCGTTTAGCATGTCCTAGTATGCGGCGGACTACGTTCGTATGGCTTTGTTTCCATTGCCACTTATTTTGTTGTATGCGCCAAGCGTCTATAATATCGCCCACAAGATATAATGTATCACAAGAGTTATGTTTAAGAAAGTTATTAAGTTTACCGGCTTGGCTATCTTTAGTTCCAAGATGAACATCACTTACAAAGATAGAGCGGTAGGTTTTTTGCATACTATTTTTATTATTATAAAAGTGCTGGTTACGAGTTCCAGCGCCACTCAATCGGTGTGGTCGGTTTACTTAATCTGTGTCCAAACACGCTCACGGATCTGTTTTGTCAGTGCGTCGGGCAATGGTACATAGTCTAAGTCTGTAGCATCTTTCTTGCCGTTTTTAAATGCCCAATCAAAGAACTTTAACACTTCATTGCTGGTAGCCTTGTCCTTAGGCTCTTTGTACATAATGATGAAACTTGCTGAACTAACGGGCCAAGCATTGGGATTACGTTGATCCACAATACTCAATCCCATACCAGGAACACTGAACCAATCAGCACCATCGGCTGCGGCAGCAAATGTTAAATCATCTGGACTTACATACTTGCCTGCTTTGTTTTGTAGTTGCAGGAATATCATGTTGTTTTTCTTAACATACGCATACTCTACATAACCGATAGAGCCTTTAACTCTGTTCACGTTGGCAGCAACACCTTCATTGCCTTTGCCACCGATACTGTTTGCTGCCGGCCATTTAACTGCGGCACCTCGACCTACTTTACTCAACCACTCAGGACTAACAGTAGCAAGATAGTCTGTCCAGTTAAATGTTGTGCCTGATCCATCAGCACGATGCACAATAGTGATTGGTGCATCTGGTAATGCTTTACCTGGATTCAATGCCACTAATTTAGGATCATTCCACTTAGCAATAGTACCCATGAATACTTCAGCCATTACAGGTCCAGTGATGCGTAGTTCCCCGGGCTTAATACCGTCTAAGTTAACTACTGGAACTGTTCCACCAATGATAGCAGGGAATTGTATTTGTCCATTTGCCGCCAACTTGTCTCCGGTAACAGGTGCATCTGTTGCGCCAAAGTCAACTGTCTTTGCGTTGATTTGTCTAATGCCACCTGAACTACCAATGCTCTGATAGTTTAAGCTGACCCCTGTGGCTTTCTTATATCCTTCGGCCCATTTAGAATAGATAGGCATTGGAAAAGTCGCACCAGCGCCTGTGATTTCTGCGCTAATTGCGACTGTTGATATTAACAATGCACCTAATAATGCTGTCAGTTTTTTCATGTAATGGTCTCCTTGTGTGTTGGTATTACACAATTATTTAATCAGAAAATTGTGACAATGATGTGACAATAGTGTGACTATTTAACCAAAAAAATAGAGACCGAAGTCTCTATTTTACCAAAAAAATAGAGACCGAAGTCTCTATTTTACATTGTAGGACCGTTTCCACTTTTGAATCCAACTGAGCCACCTTCTGCCTCGATGCGTTTGATAACGTCTTCGAATAAGATAGGAGTAAAGTCTGTTTGCTCAACACAAACACAATGATAACGAACATCGTTTTCATCACTGTATAATGTTTTGCCTGTCGTAGCATCAATGCCCCTAGCCTTTTTCACTCTGTTAGAATGTAAATGACCATGAATGTTGACACCAAAACGACCTAAGCTAGCTTCGTGTAATGGGATATGACTTAAAATCATTCCGTTCATTACATGATAAGCACGTAACTCACGAAAGTACCTGCGATACTCATCGTCACGGAAGATATCATGATTGCCACGAATTAACACCTTGTCGCCGTTCAAACGATGTAATGTGTTTAATGATTTTCTGTTAATAACCACGTCACCTAAGTGATAAACTTTATCGTTAGGTCTAACAGTGTCGTTCCAACGTTTAATCATTTCCTCATCCATCTCATCTGGATCAGTCCATGGTCGAATTTTTGTGACACCGTCTGCTTCTGTGAATCTACACACTCCGGCATGACCAAAGTGTGTGTCACTTGTTAAAAATACTGCGGGCATATTATTTCCTTCCAATTCGTTCTGCAATCTTCAGTTTCAGCATCTGGCGATATTCATTGTGCCAGCTGTATTCAAACTTGGGATGTTCTTGTACAAACTTTTCGGCCTGCTTCAACAGTGCCTCAAGTTGTTTTGTTGACTTTGAAGCATAGTGTGCTTCATGGTCAAAGTGTTTTGTATTGTAACCCATACTATGCTCCTTTCTGTGTAAGACACTATTATAAACCCAAAACTCTTATTTGTCAAGTGAGTATTTTATACTCGTTCTTTCTTTACTCGGCCTATTCGGCTTGCTTTGTTCCAGTCATACGCAACGCCATCAGGACACTTGCCATCTACTACACTATCAACACCAAACATACCGCACACTTCAAAGTCTGTGCCTTTGATAGATACAAATTCATTCATCTTCTTAGCTAAGAACATAGCATCATCCAATGAATATACTTCATATTCTACATTCTTACCTATTACTTTAAACATATTATTCCTTTAAGCAACCATCCAGTGATCGCCTTCTTTCAATTCAATTGATTCACTACCATCGTATTCATTTACTTTAAACAATGCACCTTCTGGTATCCACTCTATTGTCAAATCTCTCATGCCACCTGTGTAGATTTCAGGATACTTCAATTCTACATAAGTAGCCAGTTCATCCCACTTTTCTTTCTCAACAAACTTTACGATTGCTGGATCAAAAAGAATTTCTGGATGTTCATAATTCCATGTGTACCAACCTGCACCGAAGCCAGGACTGTACAATACTGCTACTTTACCATCTTCGTTCAATTTGTTCATACATCATTCCTAAAAGTTCTCCAATCATCAATGTTTGGCTTTTCATTTTCATCATACGTCCAACCTAGTGCCTTCATCATACGATGCTTGACTAGCAGGTTTGGACTGCGCCATTTGCCCACATCATCGAAACCCATCATAACACCTACTTCGCAAACTGCGCCACTACGGCACACACCTGCATAACAATGAACAACAACGTTCATGCGATTCTCTAGTGCGTGTTGCAATAATCGAACCAGATCCGCGGCTTGCTCATGGCTACATTTCATTTCTTCTTCAAGCACTTCGTCTTTTTCTTCAACGTCAAGGAACTCAAAATTGTGCCGCTCTTTGAATTCATGTTTGGCTTCAGGGCGCCAGCTTGCTGGATCCACAATACTAATCAACATACTATTTGGGCCGGCATTGTGATGAAACCCAATTGGGATATCACTTGCGGCTACGTTTTCAATCCACGGCATAATTATTCCTTTATCTTGCAATTATACACAATTCGGGAATAAATGTCAACTACAATTTAGCTAATATACTGCTAGTAGTATAGTCTTCCTCACGAATCGCATGGTGCTTTAAAAGTGCTAACTTTTGTTCTACTGGCAAAAATCCCCATTCTCTTTCTACTTTAGTGTGATTTTCATCAAAATAGTTCTCGGGTTTGGGTATGCTTGCAAATGCTGTGGGTCTAACAATAGCATCTTTGACCCAATCAATTAGAGCCGTATGTACTCCAAACTCAGTAGCAAGTTTTAATATCTGTGATTGGCATCCTATTACATCAAGGTATGCATGTCGTGTACTCATTATATTATGAACTTCACTTGTGGACATCATAAAATGATCTTCGATCCCTATGTGTTTATTACCATCCGGGCCGTGTTGTGGCTCATATCTAGTAACATATAAAGTATTAGGTTCAGGTAGTGACACAGTTTTATTTTCTATTCGTTTGTATATAATATCAGGTCGTGTATCAAATACTGCATCATATATTATCTCACGTTCACGTTGTTTTTTATAAGGAATGATTGAGTGATTCAAGTGACTGGGGCCATGCCAAGAAGTGTAATATAATTGGTCTGGGTGTATAGGTAAAAATTTAATTAATTTTTGATTATTATCTTGAAAGCTATCTGTAATCCTTTTAGAAAACATATTCTCAAGTTTCCAAGTAACAAAATAATACTCAACATTTTCGGCAATTGATTCATAGAATTTGAATGCCTCTTTATGATTATAGTCCCATGTCCTATAATGACCCCTAAGAATGACAGCAATATTTTTCATAGTAATTTATTTTCAATACAATATTTGTACATATAGTCAGCCCAAATAGCATGACCTTTACTGTTAGGGTGAAAGACTTCAAACACATCTTTTGCTTGTGACAGCATATAGTGATGCATCGTACCTAATTCAGGATGATCTTTATGAATAAACTTAACACTATCAATTGAATCCCACAATAATTTGTCAGATTGTGTTATTGTTGTAAACTTCTCTTTATACTTCTTATCATCCCATTGATTAATCATTTGAGTATGATGATGGTAGAATGCCTGATGCATAACATACTTGATGTTCAAACTCTTTAGCATTAGTTCTGTTTGCCATACTTGTTGTATCCAACGATGTAAGAACTCACCTTCATTCCAAAAGTTGTCAAAGTATAATCGCATGAACTTATCAATGTCTTTATCACTGTGATCTTGATCCATACTCCAAGGGCCAAACTCCATCCAATTGTCTGCGCCCCAACGTTCTTTGTAATAAAACTCTCTACGCTCAGGACTACTCCAACCTATTGTGATAAACAACTCACTTGTATCACGACCTGTAGTATATCCCTCATTAACAAGAAATTCAATCAGTGTACGAACGATTGCGTCATTACTACGACTAGGTTTACTTAAGTCAACTATCTCGGTTGCACCAATACTATCAGCAAACAAATTTAAATATCTGTGCTTTAATCTGTATTCAATATTGATAGGTTTTAATTGACGGTCAAATCCTCCACCGGGAAGATTCATAATAGGCACGGGTTCTTCTTTAGGATCAACTAACTCTGCACCCCAGCACCAACTATCACCGCATCCTATTAATCGCATCTTAACTCTTTAATCTTTTCTACGTAGTCACTACATATTGCGTGGCATACTGCATTGCGTGTTACTTCAAGTGTTGGATCCTCATGTTCAGGCATCACCATCACACTATCAATGCTTAGATAATTGCCGTGGTTAGTCCAAATGTATTCATTGCTTGTTAATGTAAACTTATCTGATTCATGCCAGAAATAATTATGTTTAATAGGTGAATGACGTAACCAACATAATGCTTCTAAGTTTTTTGCGTGTATCCAAAATCTATCATTACAAATGTATTCTTCTGTAACGTTAATTTTAGGGCCATCATGACCTAAATACAATCTATTGTCAAATACCCACATGTCTATCTCACAATCATACCCTTCAATCAATGCTTGATTAATTTGATTAGGCATGTTCTCTAATCTAGGATTAGGACCTTTAAATAACCCACGATGTGCTATGTATACCATAATGTTTTTAGTTTTTCCCAAGTATCTTTATAACCACTAGCGACTTGATAGCATTTATTTTTAAGTTTTTGAACCAGGGGATAGTCTATACCACCAGGGGTGCATTTGTCTCCAAAAAAGAAAGCGTCCATAGGACGTAAATCAATTAAGTTTAAGCAAGCTGCCTTGTTTGCACCCTTTAAACATATATCAATACTAGTATTTCCACCTAAATATGCTTCAAATCTAGGAAATTGTGCCACAAATGCTTTTGCTAACAGTCTTCTTTCATTGTATTTGTTGTCCCACTCAATATATGAGTTGCGTTCATTCATAGTGGCGTTACGTCCTACAACAGATATATTTAAACTACCTACACGTTGTTCTATGTGATTACCTGTTTTAGTGTGATATGGACTCTCTTGTATATAACTGTTTAACCAATATAATTCATCGACATTCAACGTAAATTGATTTATTTTATATTCTCTACCCTCAATAAAAATTTGATTACCCATACAATGAAATTGCATTTTTGCATTGTTCAGAATTTCTAACCCTATTTGATTTACTGTAGATAGTCTTTCACCGCCAGTAATAATATAATATTCTTTATCTTTGCTCCAATCAACAAACCAATCATGGAATTCAGGGTCAATCTTTTCATTAGTATTACACAATACTCCATCAACATCAAACAGCCATGCAGTAATCATACTACGTATTTGTCTCCGGGAACACTAGGTGTCTTAACACACATCACTGTGCAATCTTCATGGAAGACAGGGTCTGCTACTTCATTAGGAGCTACAATGAATGTATCACCTGTTACTAACTCCACACCACACATACGCATACTACCAGAAATCAATACATTGTATTCTGTAGCAATCTGGTGAAGATGTTCTGGCCAAATCTCACCCTTAGGATGAACTCGTACACACACTTCAAACTCTGTTGTGCGTAACAAACTCTTTTCAAAATCTCCTATAATCCAACCACGTTCATGGTCAGATAACTTACCTGTTATCATATAAATATTTCTCCAAATCTTCAGGGGTACCTACCGGGTTAAATTCTGAATTTTTTATTCTACACACACCAATATCCATTCCTTCTTTTATTAGATAGTTGTATGTTGGTGCTATATAATATTCCCCGTTTGCTGATTTTTTATTGTCAGCTATCATATGTTTTGCTGATTCAAAAAAATATTTTGAATGTTTCCAATAATGTATTCCAGTCAATGCATGTTTACTAATAACTTCTTTCTCGGCAAAATGTATTGCAAAACCATCTTCTGTTTTTACATAACTATGTTTTGGGTCGTTATCAGTTATTGTAACTACTGCACCATCATATGTTCTCATTTCAGAAATTACATCATACGCATTCCAATTCATTATCTGGTCACAATTTGCAATTATCAATTCATCATTTTTATCAATATAATCTTTCATAATTAATGCAGATGCAGCCGCGCCATTAGGTGTGTAATTAACTGAAACAATGTTTGGATCAGGACATATACTATAAATTGCCCCTATTGTTTGTTGCATAAACTCGTTGTTGCGAACAACAAAATGATACTTACCAGTAATTCCTAAACTTTCAATTGCCCTAGCAATCATAGGTTTATTATTTATTGATATTAGCGGTTTTGGTAAACTGTGGGTATTTTTAAATCTACTGCCTTCACCTGCCATTGGAATTAAAATATTAATCATACAGCATATTTATTGTATTATAAATACACAATGACTTTTCCCATAATTCCTAAACCTAAATCAATTGATTTACCTGCAAGGAATATTGAAGTGGATTATGAAAAAGAAATCATTGAGATTCCTAATTTAATATCCCCTCAATTAGCTAAGGAATTAAAAGAGTTTGCTAAAGATAAAGTTACTTCTGGATTACATCGCCGAGGAAGTAAGAATTTTTTCACCAGTGCTTCTTTTTATACATGCCTAGTATTCAGATATGATAATCCTATATATGAAACATTGGATTATGTTTGGGATCAATACGGTAAAAAGATTTATTCTGATATACAATTTATAGAACCATATGAAATAAAGATGTATATTGAGGGTGATAAATTTGATAGTCACCATGATTCTTGTGGCAATCTAGAAACAATGATGTATAGAAAACTTAATTTAATTATTCAACTATCTGATGAATCAGATTATGACGGCGGTGAACTATCTATAGGTTCTTATAAGTTAAGTAAGGCCATGGGTACAGGTATTTTTTTTCCGGCTGACTCATATCATGCAGTTACTACTATTACTAGTGGTACTAGACTTAGCTTGATAGGTCATGCATGGAGCCCATATACAAAGCACCTATAAAAAATGGCCAATTACTGGCCATTATTTTTATATATTTCTAATTCGATTAAGA